GAGTGAACAAGAAAAGCTGGATTGGGTTAGCTTTGCCATACAAGAGGCACTCAATGGAAATATGGATGAACTAGAACAGGCACTAGAGTTTGTGGAGGAGTTGCGTGATGGAGGTGAGCATGATTAAGATACTCACATGCTGGATGGAAACAGACCCAGCCAAAGACCCGTTCATGGACAACGTAGTGCGGCTGGCTTGTATGGCTTGCATTGCGTGGATACTGTTCCATACCTTCAACGGACTGATGGAAAGGATATACTGCTGATGAAAACAGTGACAGTGAATATCAAACACGAAAATCGCAACATCCTTGAACGTAAGGTAGAGGATTACTTTCGTGGCTATCACCCATTCGGGTATGGCACTAGGCTTGACAAGCCAGCATACTTTGATGAAGACCAGCAGTGTTGGGTGGCTGTGATATCCCGACAAACATCTTGTGACTGAGGAGAAATAACATGACAAAAAAACTTGAAGACATGACAGATGACGAACGCATTGCACATTGGCAAAATATGCGAAAAGAAGAGCAAGAAGATAGACAAGAGAAAGTGAACCAACTCAATGAGGCACAACGTGAAGCAGCCCTCACGTTATTCAAACAACTAGATGATATCTTAGACGTTGCACTGTATCCCGGCATGGGTGGTCTGCGTTGTGTGACTGCTATCGACTTGCAGGATTTGGACGAAGCTAAGAACGTGTTCAAGTATCAATTCAATCTGTAAGGAGATAACATGTTTGCAGAAGCACTCGTATGCCTTGCACTCAATGTGTATCACGAGGCCCGTGACCAGCCCTTCATTGGGCAGGTTGCGGTAGCCCAAGTGGTCATGAACCGTGTGCATGATGACAGGTACCCTGATGATGTATGTGATGTGGTCACACAAGGCCCGACATACTCATGGAAGCCTGACTTCCCTGTCCGTCACCGCTGTCAGTTTAGCTGGTACTGTGATGGCAAGTCAGACAAGACGCCTGACCAGACAGCATGGGAACAAGCCCTCGTAATTGCACAGGGTGTACACACAGGTAACCTTGATGACTTCGTTGAGGGTGCCACACACTACCATGCAACCTACGTCCTGCCTGAATGGGCAGAAAGCAAGACGCCTGTCGTGCAGATAGGCGAACACATGTTCTATCGCTGGGATTAAACATTGACTTTGTGATAGATATATAGTATAACATGACATCACTTAACGGACAAAGGAGATAAATATGCCGTTTGATTATATGAACCAGTCCATCGTGGACGTACCCGAACACCTTGATTTCCCTGTGAAATACGAGGACACCAAGATGGATGGCCAGAAGTATGTCATCAATGGAGACACTGATGAATACATTGGCATCGTAGGTGATGGCTTCAAATGCGAGAACCACGGTGACTTCTTCCGCAAGGTAGCTGCCACCATGACTGAGCATCTCCAGCCTCATGAGACTGAGGGTGCTGTAGTGACATGGAAGGATGCCTACAACAATGGCATGGCTATCATGGATGTTCGTCTGCCTAACGTGTCTGCCAAGATCAGGACCACTAGGCATGAGACTGACGTGCAGCAGCGTGTCATTGCCCTGCATGGTGTGAATGGCACATGCTCAAACGTGGCTATCTTTGGGGCGATTGATTTCTTCTGCCTCAATGGTATGATTATCGGTGAGCATGACAAGGTGAAGCGTAAGAACACCAGCGGCTTTGATATAGATGCCTTCATCGGTAAGCTGGGTGCATCGAAGAATAACTTCTACGCTAGGACAGAACAGCTACAGCGGTGGGCAGAAAGTCCACTGGTACATGTAGATGTTAATGCTCTGCTTGAAAGCATCATGAAGAATGACAAGCAAGCTGAGAAGATGTTCGCCCTGTATCGTGCGCAAGCAGTGACCCGTGGCCAGAACCTGTGGTCCCTCTACTCTGCCTTCACAAACTATGCAACCTATGCAGATGAGCGTAATGGTTTCAAGCTGCGTGAGACTGGCAACGATACCGAAGCCAAGACAATGCTTGGACGTGAGTTTGATGTGACCAAGTGGATCAACACCACACAGTTCCGGTCACTTGTACGGGCAGCATAACATGACGACAGTTCTAGAAATAGCGGATGAATATTATTTGTCCCATGATTTCAAGAACTTGCGTGACGAGACTAAGACTTCGTATCAATACTTTCTGCGTGTCGCATTTGAGACAAAGATAGATGATACAAGTCTTGGTTCTCTGAACCATGCAAGCATCACGACCAAGCAAGCCAAGTTGTTGTATGATATCTGGTGTGATAGGGGCATTCCTTTTGCCAATCATATCATGGCTACGATCCGTATCCTGTACAACTATGCGGTACGCATGGAGCATTGCAACCTCAACCCCTTTTCAGTCGTCCGTAGACGCTCATCTACACCACGTAAGGTGTTGTGGGCTAGGGATGACATACAAAAGCTACTCGACCTAGCCTATAGCGATTTCAGCACCCGTAACATTGGGTTGATAGCACATATGGCCTACGCTTGGTGCCAGCGTGTCGGTGACATGCGGCTACTGACATGGGAAAGTATACAATTTGATAAGGCTCGTGTACATATTGAACAGTCAAAACGTAGAGCAGAAGTATTCCTGCCTATAGAGGATGATCTATTTGATATGTTAAAGCAGCAGCAGGAAGACTTTGGCTTCCAGCAGTGGGTAGCACCACGCCCTGTACCTAGATCGGGAGAGTACATACCCTACAGTCAGTACAAGCTGCCTCTTCATGCTCGTAAGCTGATGGATCAGGCAGGATTGTCAAGTGAACTGCGACTATCTGACCTGCGTCGTACTGGTACTACCGAAATGGTAGAGGCTGGTGTAGGAATAGGACAGATTATGTCGGTTACAGGACATGCTAACCCACAATCGGTTAAGCCTTACCTAAAAAATACATATGCCAGTGCAAATACTGCGTTGACAGCACGTAGTATACATGGTAAAAGCACCTAACTGCCGCAAAGGAAAGTGATATATACATGAATAATATATATAACATTGTAAGTGATATGAATGTACCCAGTGGTCATACAGTCAGGACGAAATGTCCTAGCTGTGGTCAGCGTACATTCACAGTGACCAACAATCTGGGATCATTGGTATGGAATTGCTTTCGTATGGACTGTGATCTCAAGGGTGGCACACGTATACACATGTCAGCAGACGACATCCGTATGCAGCTATCAGATGCAGCGCGTTTTGCGGATGAGTATCGCTTTGATATGCCAGAGTATCTTGTGCCGTACAATTACCACGTCGCTGAGTGGGCAGAGGATTTGTATGGTCTAGACGCAGAGGAATTAGGCTTGCTGTACGATGTACGTGAACACCGTGCTGTGTTTCCCATCAAGCATGAGGGTAAGACTGTGGACGCCAATGGCCGTTCACTAGGCAAGCGTCTGCCTAAATGGAGACGCTATGGAAAAAGTGGCTTGCCATACACACATGGGTGTGGTAAAGTCGCCGTAGTTGTTGAGGACTGCGTGAGTGCCGCTGTGGTTGGCGGAGGTAACTTTGTCGGGATTGCTGTGCTAGGGACATCACTGTCTGATGCACACAAGAAGTTTCTCGCGCAGTTCTCAACAGCAATTATCGCACTTGACCCCGATGCAGTGCGTAAGACATTGCTAATGGCAAAAGAATTACGAGGGCATGTGAATGACGTGCGTGTCCTCTACTTGACAGATGATTTGAAATACCGTAATCCAACCGATATACAAAACCTAGCCGACATAGGAGATAGATAATGGAAGTATCAATGCTACGAAGTCTAATGGACAAGGGGTTCTACGATGATCATCGTGGCTCCAAATGTCCTGACCGACTGTTCAGTTCAGACAATCGCAAGATCAAGCAGACGATTGACAAGGCAATGGATCACTACAATCGTAGTGTCACACCGGACGAGGTGCAAGCCCTGTTCCTGTCTGCCAACCCAACAATCACCACAGCACAGAAGACTGGCTTCGACAGCCTGTTCGTTCAGCTTAAACGTGAAGCCCCTATGGGCAATGACATTGCACAGGAGGTGCTGTCCAAGCTGTTCCAGAAGGTGGTGGGCGAGGACATTGCCAACATCGGCTTCGACATGGTGAGTGGTACAGGCGGTACAATGGAGACACTGCGTGGGCTGCTTGAGCGTTACGGAGATGACTTCACTCCCAACCTAAACATCGAATGGGATGACATCACCATCGAAACACTCATGGCTAAAGCTGAACTGGAAGCACGTTGGTCTTTCAATATCCCTAGCGTTGCGCGTAAGGTCGAGGGTGTCAGTGCGGGTCAGCTTATCGAAGTAGGCGCGCGTCCCAACACAGGCAAGACATCGTTCCACGCCAGCCTGATTGCTGGGCCTAATGGCTTTGCCCATCAGGGTGCCAAGTGTGTTATCCTCTGTAATGAGGAGCCAACACACAGGGTTGGCGCACGATACCTGACCGCCGCTGCGGGTATGTCAGCGCGTGATGTCAAGGCTAATCTGGCTAAGGCTAAGTCACTGTATGAGCCAGTGATGAACAACATCAAGATCAAAGAGGCATCTGGTCGTGACATGAATTGGGTAGAGAGTGTCGCCAAGACTTATCGTCCTGATATCCTAGTACTGGACATGGGTGACAAGTTCAAGGCAGAGGGTGGCTTTGCCCGACAGGACGAGGCACTCAAGGCTTGTGCTATCCACGCACGACAGATCGCCAAGGCGTATGACTGCGCTGTGTTCTACATGTCCCAGCTTTCCGCAGAGGCAGAGGGTAGGTCACAGCTTAACCAGAGCATGATGGAGGGATCACGTACCGGCAAGGCAGCAGAGGCTGACCTTATGATCCTGATTGGTAAGTCACCGACTGTCGAGGGACAGGAAGAAGATAGCCCACTGCGGCACATGAATATTGTAAAAAACAAGTTGAATGGCTGGCACGGTATGGTAAACTGTGAACTTGACTATTTGACAGCGAGGTATGAAGGATGAAATTAACACTAGACGTAGAGAATACAGTCACACACCGTGACGGCAAGATGCACCTTGACCCATTCGAGACAGGCAACAGCCTGACTATGGTGGGTATGCTTACTGATCAGAACGACGAAACACTCGTCGTGTTTGATCACGAGGAGTCAGCACCCGCTGATCAACAGTCGTTTGACTTGGTACAAAGCTACCTTGACAACGCCACTGTGCTTATCATGCACAATGCAGCACACGACTTGCTGTGGCTGTGGGAGAGTGGGTTCAGATACGACGGCCCTGTGTTCGACACGATGCTTGCAGAGTATGTGTTGCAACGTGGGGTCAAGGAGCCATTGTCGCTTGAGGCATGTGCTGAGAGGTATGATCTTGATACCAAGAAGCAGGATACCCTAAAGGAGTACTTCAGAAAGGGCTATAGTACACGTACCATTCCTCTTGATGAACTGTCAGAGTACCTGTCTGCCGACTTACACGCTACGCAGCAACTATCTGATCGTTTGTATTATCGTCTTAATACAACGCAAGATAGCGGCCTTATGAGTACTGTTGACCTGACCAATCAGGTTGCTGTGTGTCTGTCACGCATCTATCAGCGTGGCTTTACTGTAGACATCAAGGCACTTGACGATGTGCGTACTGAGTTTGAGCAGGAGCGTGATCAACTGACCACTGACCTGCAAGCGCATGTGCGTCGTCTGATGGGTGATACACCTATCAACCTCAACAGTCCAGAGCAATTGTCTTGGGTTATCTACAGCCGCAAAGTAGATGACAAACAGTACTGGTCACAGGAGATTGATCCGTATATGGATGAAGCAAGTTTCCGTAGCCTTGTCAATGCCCACACTACAAAGCTGTCTAAGACAAGAGCCATGCAGTGTAAGCCCTGCAATGGCACAGGATACATACGAAAGGTAAAGAAGAATGGAGAGCCATTTGCGAAGCCTAATCGCTGCACTGATTGTGGTGCTGCTGGCTATACTCTATCACCATCCAATGCCGTGGCTGGCCTGAAGTTCCGTCCGCCATCGCCCAAGTGGGCTAGTGCCAATGGGTTCAGTACAAGCAAGCTAAACCTTGAGACACTTGAGAAGGCTGCGCGTGTCAAAGAAATGACAGATGCTGTGGACTTCTTGTCAAAGGTTAGACGCCTGTCTGCGGTAGACACATACCTGTCCTCGTTTGTGGAGGGCATCAAGATGTTTACCAAGCATGATGGCAAGCTGCATGTCCGCTTGCTACAGCATCGCACATCTACAGGTCGCTTGTCAGGTGCCGAACCTAACATGCAGAACATGCCACGTGGTGGTACGTTCCCTGTCAAGAAGGTGTTCGTATCACGCTGGCAGGGTGGTAAGATTATGGAAGCTGACTTTGCACAGCTAGAGTTTCGTGCAGCAGCGTATCTATCACAGGATGGAGTAGCAATTGAGGAAGTATCTACTGGATTTGATGTACATGCATACACCGCTAAAGTTATTACCGATGCTGGTCAGCCTACGGATAGGCAGACTGCGAAGGCGCACACGTTTGCTCCGCTTTATGGGGCAACAGGCTTTGGGAGAACTCCAGCGGAGGCAGAGTATTACGAACACTTCACAAAGAAGTACAAAGGTATCGGGGTTTGGCATTCCAAACTGGCTAAAGAGGCTATAAACACAGGGTATATCACTACCCCATCAGGTAGACAGTTTGCTTTCCCTGACGTTGTTCGCAAGGCGAGTGGTCGCGTGTCTCACTTTACGCAGATCAAAAACTATCCTGTGCAATCATTTGCTACGGCAGACATCGTACCTATTGCACTGCTTCACATCGACAAACTACTTGACAGTATGCAGTCGTGTGTGGTAAACAGTGTTCACGATAGCATCGTAATTGATGTACATCCTGATGAAGAACAACAGGTTATCGCAGTAATACAAGAGACTAACAAGGCATTGCCTGACTTGATCACTATACGTTGGGGGTTAGAGTTCAATGTTCCGCTAGAACTAGAGGCAAAAATTGGCCCCAACTGGCTTGACACACATGATGTGTCGTGATATAACTATGCATTCAAACTCGAAAGAAGGAGTATAAAACACATGAACGAGATCACTACAATCGACACTAACAACTATGCCGCTATGGCAAAGGCAATGGGCATTGCTCATGAGGGTACAAGTGCAAGCAAGAAATCTAGTACACTTGCTCGTCTGCGTATTCATCACACCCCTATCATGGGTGTAGCTGAAGTCAATGGCAAGAAGGCAAACGTAGAAGTCGTAGAGGGTGGACAGTACAAGCTGGAGATTCCAGATGGCCCAACCTACTACGCAGCTTCTGCACATATCCGTCCGTACATGCAACGCTTCATGTACAAGCGGTTTGTAATGGGAGGTGCCAATTCACCTAATCGTTACATCAAGACTGTCATGGCTGACAATCTCAACATTGACCTCAAGGACAATGACGGCGGCTTCAACTGTGGCAAACCTGCTGGCTACATCCAA